AACGATATCAACTACCCCCGATCGCATTCTCAGCCCTCGGGACATGGCGCGGGGTGGAGCAGCCCGGTAGCTCGTCAGGCTCATAACCTGAAGGCCGCAGGTTCAAATCCTGCCCCCGCAACCAAAAATACCAGACTTATCAAAAACTTCAAAGCCGAGCGTAACGCTCGGCTTTCGTCATTCCAAATTCTTGTCAACACCTGGTCAACATTCGACCAGTCCCCCTGAAAAGCGGTGCTGACAGAGTACTGTCGCATGCTGCTACTCTGCCGCAAGACCGGCATTCGGCGCATTTAGGCTGACGACGTAGGACTTGAACGCCGTTGTTGACGTGAAGCACCGGAACCCGGCAGAGCTGGCCATAGAGATGAGCTCCGCGCTTTCGCCAAGCAGGACAGCCACAGGCTCCGTCAGTTCTTCCTGTACACCACTCGGCCAAACCAGATCGAAGATCGCACGCTGTTCTCCCGTCTCCGGGTCGACGAAGTCATAGGCCATCTGCCCGTGCGCAAGCGCTTGAGCCGCCACCCAAGCATTCAGGGCTTCCAGTTCCTTGGCTTCATCTTCGCTCGCAATGCCGCCCAGAAGCACCCGATCCGTGATCTTGGCTGCCCGAGAACCATCAAGCCATGAGGTGTCGTCGTGCAGCAGGGATGCGAGGCAAGCGTTCGTGGCTTCGGCCAGCAACGCTTTGCGTGCTTCCATGAAGTCGCGGTAGTTCTCAATCCGCCAGAGCGCCGGATCATCGGGGACCCACTGAGACCGCAGTGCGCCGGGGTGTGCGGCCTCGATCTCGGGGAAATAATCCTCAGGTCGACGATCCGAGATCGCGAGGTTCGTGTCCTTCGTCAGAAAGCAGAAGTTCGCTAGGGCGTTCACTTCGGCCCGAGCGTAATTTGCTTCGTACAGACGCGCGCGTGGGAAGATGTGATGGACCTCGAGACGGCTCATCTTGCCAAGAAGGTTGTTCTTCAGCGGCAGGCCCGTGCCCCAATCCCGTGCCTCTGTCATGCGGGTGAGCATGTACAGCACCGGATAGAACCGCGCTCCAACACTCCACGAGTGAAAGTGACCAGGTTCGACCCGCAGTCCGCCCTGTGCCAATCGCAGTTCGCCGATCAGCTTGTCCAGATCCCCGCCGCTCTGCTCAAGGATCCCAAGGTCCTTGTCGATGAAGCTCTCGACAGATCCTGAAAAGCGCCCCCACATCCCGGTCTGGACGAACCAGAAGAGCAGTTTGTCGCGGGTCTTCGCATCGAGATGCCCGCCTTGGCTGTCCAGATACCGAACAATGACCGGGACGGCGAATTTGGAGAATAGCACGCGGTCGTGGTCGAGGCCCAGCCGCCCTCCGATCATGTTCAACGCAGTATCGATGTGCTTGACCGCGCGCTTCAGGGCGCTGGCGATCTCGTCAGCCCCCTGCGAGTGGAGATAGAGGAACTTCGCCTCGCCCGTCAGGACCGTGTTCACCGAGCGCAGCAGCCAATCCAGGGTGAAGTCGTAGCCCTCCGAGCGCCAGCGCGCGATACTGGTTTTCATTGTGTCGCGCGCTTCGGGCCAGTCTGCGCAGATCTTGGCGAGCGCCAGATCGCCCTTCGAAAGCTTGGTTCCGCCGCTGTTCACCCTGTTGAAGATGTCGACCACCACATCGAGCGTCTTGTCGGCACCCGTGACCTCCTCGATGTGGAACGCCTTGTCGCGAATTCCGAGAAGCTGGTTCAAACGGCCGACATACTCACCGATCTTCGGCAGATTTTCTGGGTTCTGGCTGAGCGTGGTCAGGAACGCGCCGATGCCCGCATTTCCCTTCTGCATGACCTCGGTCACGTCGATCCAGAGCGGGTCGTCCCGCATTTTGATCGGCTGATAAAACTCGAAGTCTTCGCTTGCGAGGTTGAACCTTAAATCCTTGAACGCCTTTGCGTTTCCGTCGAAGAAGCGCGGTGGTTTCCCCCGGATCACGCCATAGAGCGAGGTGATGCGCTGTTGGCCGTCCAGAAGGAGCTTGACGACACCTGGTGCAAGCTTGCCATCGCCGCGATGCGTGGCTGTGGACGCGTCCGTCGCCCATACCAGAAGGCTCCCTACAGGATGCCCGCGATACAGCGACTGGAAAAGTCCTCGAACCTGTTCTCGTCCCCAAACATACCCACGCTGAAATTCTGGCAGCGCCATGTGGCCATTGTCGATGTAATCGAGGATCGAGGAAATCTGCATCAATCGCCCAGTGAACGGTTTAACCCTTCGCCTAGAATGACCCGGAGCACATCTTCGTCGCAAGAGGGGAAGCGCCCAAATCTCGAACCGATTTCGACGCGTTGGGTAGCAATTACCATTGGCACGCCCGCGCCTGATCGCGCAGCACGGCATAATCGCCAAGCATCCGGACGATGACGGCCCCTTCTGGCAACGCCTCGACTTCTTCGGCGGCCCGCGCCTGATCGGCTGCCGTGTAATCGACCACGGGCGGGCAGGGCGACCCCACATCAGAACCTGCCATCGCGCAGCCGGTCAGCCAGAGCGTCACGATCAGGAGGGCGGCGGGCGGCAGCATCGAGCATCTGGCGGTGGATGGCATCGTTTCTCTCTTGGACATCAAGCCGTTCGGCGACGCGCCCGGCGCGTTCACCGGCGCGACGGAGGTCCAGAAGGAACAGCAGGATAGCTGCGGCGGTGAGGATCAGGCCCAACGCTTTACGCACCGGGCCATGGGTGAGCAGCCAGTCGATCATCGCTGACCCCGGTTCCAGTCGTCGATCCGCGCGTGGATCGTGATGGCAATGCCGATCAGCGCGATGGCGATAAGCACCCATCGCAGCGTGTCGAGATAAGGCACCAGCGGCTGGATCGTGGACTGGGTTTCCGCGAGGATGTCCTGCAAAACCTCCACACCGGCTGCGCCGATGGTGGCTGCCCCTGCAGCCCCGCTACCGCGCAAGGTGCGGCTTTCCGACAGGACCTCGCGTGCGGGTGGCAGTTCCGGGGCGAAGGGGACGGGACGCGTCGAGAAGGGCTCGCCCCAGGACCGGGCAGGCCCGAGGTCGATATGCATGAAGCCTGACCGGGGGTAGTAGCCGAAGCCGAGGAAGCCGACCGCGCGCGCTGCTGCCTCAAAGGCAACAGGATCATGGTTCGCCATGGCGATGTCGAAGGCGGTGCCCTGCATGTGCTTCGAGGCCGGAGCCCCGCCGACAGCGCGGTTGTGTTCGGGGCTGCGATAGGCGGAGCGCACGATCAGTGGCTTGCCCAGCCGGTCACGCAGGGCCTGCAGCTTGTCCAGGGCCTCGGTGTTGATCCTGATCGCGCCGGTGCCGCGGCACGCGATCTCGGCGGGCGAGAAGCTGGGCCAGCGCCAAGCCTTCTCGGGAACGTCGCGCCAGGTCGGAAAGGACAGGGTTGGCATGGGGGATCCTCCAAATGGAAAAACCCGCCGAGGGGCGGGTCGGGGTGGTCGTGTTGATGTTGAAATCGGCAATTCTTTCCCGTCAGGGCCCGCTGCCGAAGATCTTCAGCTTGAGCGCGATGCCCGCCAGCAGTGCCAGGATGACGCCGGTGGTGATCAGGTGGACCGCGCTCTGGACGGCCGTGCGGCGGACGAAGCGGATGGCATCGAGCAACGCGCGCAGGTCGCGGATGTCGAGGGCGGCTTCCTTGCCGTCGAGTCCGACATCGGCCAGCGCGCGCTTCGCCCCCTCTTCGGCTGCCCGCGCGAGGAGCTCCTCGAACTCGGCATCCGGCATGCGGACATGGCCTTCTCCGGAACGGCGCGGGCTCATACGGAAAGGATCCCGACTTCGGCGGGCAGGGTCACGCTGGTCCAGGCGCTGCTGTCGGTGGGGTTCAGCGCCCATGTGGAATAGACGCCCCTCGGCGCAAGAGACGGCACGGTGACCGGCGCCGCATCATGATTGACCCCGCCCATGCGCAGGAAACCCGCGACCGCCTGCGGCCCCACTGTCCCCGCCTGCGCGACCTGCTTCACATGCACGCCCGCGATGGCCGCAACGGCCGCAGGCCCGGTCGGCCCAGTCAGCGAGAAGGACAACCTCTGCCCGGCCGCGTTGCTCGACACACGGGTGCTGACATCCTCATCCTTCAGGGCGTCGATGCTGCCTGCCATCTGGCTGAAGGTCGCGATGGCATTGGGGGTACGCCGCACGAAGCGCCGCCCGATGGTCGACACCCCGTCCAGCACCGCGAAATGCGCATAGTACCAGGTGCGGGTGCTGCTGGTGCCGTGCAGCCCGACATTCGGAAAGACGATCTGGACCGGCTTGCCCTTGCCTTGGGTGTTGGCGGCCGTGGCCGAGCTTTGCAGCACGCCATCGACATAGAAGTCGATGGTGATGCTGGCCCCCACCGCTACGCGGACGTCGATCCATTGCGGCTGGCCATTCGGCGGGGTGTAGCTCGAGTTGCCCTGTACCGTCGTGTCGCCGCGTGCGACGGCGTGGTAGCGGTCGGTGCTGGCCACCGGCTGGATCTGCGCGACGCGGACTTGGTTCGCGTCGAAGAACTCGATGAAACTGGCATTGGCCTCGGTGATGAGGTCCGCGTCCCCATTGGGGGGCACGTAGCGGAAGCCGAGCCAGAGATCGCCAGTGGGGGCCGCAAACCCGAGGGAGAACGGCATGGCATAGCTGCGCGAGGCGATGAAGCGGATGCCGTTGACGTCGAGGTTGGCGTCGAAGCCGATGGCGGTGGTGTTCAGAAGCCCGGAAATACCCGAGACGTCGGTCGGCTGGTGGCCGAGATGCAGGATGTAGCTCATGGCAGTTCCACTTCGATGTAGAGGTTGGCTTGGGTCCAGGTGGCTCCACGACCCCCACCGTGCTCGAGAAAGAGCGCGGTATCGGCGGCGGTGAGATGCGTCCCGCCGCCCCGGCTGATCCAGAGGGACGCACCCGCGATGCTGAGGCCGCTGCCCCAGCCGATCTCGAGAAAGGCTGCGGCGTCGAAGAAGCGCAGATCGGGATCGAGATAGCCTAGCGCCATCACGCCCGGGGGCACCGGATAGCTGAACTGGGAGGGCAGCGAACGGAGCGTGCCGCCATCACCGGGATTGCGCCCCTGGACCTGCGGGTAGAAGGCGGGGCTTCCGCCTGCCGTCCAGGTGGCAGCCGTGCTGACTGGGTCGTTGCGCCAGATCCCGTTCCTGCCGATCCAGAGACCTCCGAGGGCTGGATCGAGGACGAACATCAGCACATCATTCGCGCCGAAGGTGGGCAGACCGGTCAGGCGTTGTTCGGCGGTTGCGGTGGCCGAGGACCAGAGCGCGCCGGTGCCACGCCAGCCGATCGAGCCCAGCGTGATGGGGTTGAGGCCGACATTGAACTCCTCGCGCTGCGCGGCCGCGACGACGCCCATGTAGCCATCGAAGGTGGTGGCCCCCGGGGCGCAAAGGACTTCCCAATAGCGCCGCCCGTCCGTGGGCAGGATCGCCTTGGCGGTCGGCACCCAGCGCATGTAGTTGGTGCCGCCCGATGTGTTCACCACGGTCTGGTTATCGTCCGATAGGGTATAGCCTGGAGGGCGGCGGGTGGTGTCGAGCTGCCAGACCGCGCCGATGTCGACCGGGGGCGCAGCATCCCCGCCTTGCGCGAGGATGGCGCCGCGCATCATCAGAAGGCTCATGCGACGGCTCCTGCCAGCGCGCCCTGGATGATCCAGGCGTCGCCCCCGCGCTTCACGAGGGCGGCCCCCGACCATTGGCCGTCGAGGGCAACGGAACCACCCACGACGCCATTCAGCGATACCCCTGCCGCCGCTGTCACGCTCGCGACCCCGGCGCCGACCTGTGTCACGTTGATCAGCGACCCAGTCTCGAAGGGGACGGCGCTCTCGGCAGGGATCGTCACGGTGACGGCCGACGATCCCGTGGTCTCGAGTATGCTGCCAAGATCGACGGCTTCCAGCATGTGGCTGGTGACGGTCAGAGTGCGGATGCGCACGATACCCGGGCGCGGCACCTCGACCCATGCCCCGGCCGTGAAGCGCACGTGTCGCGCCTCGTCGGCGACCCAGACCTGCCAGCCTTCCTGCGGGGTCAGATAGACCCATGCCGCTGCCCCGGCGGGCGACTGGTCCCAGAGCGCCAGCGCATTGGCATTGGCGCCTGCCGCAGCAGGCACGATCAGCATCTGGCCCGCGCTTCCGGTGGTGGGCAGCGGCGTGGTGCGTGAGGTCGCGCGGGCCTGCACGAGGGCCGAGAGGCGGCGGAGGTCTTCGCTGAGGCTGGTGCCCCAGTTGCGCTGGCCGGGATCGTAGAAGGCGCGCAGCCCCAATCCCGGCATGATCCGTTCCGGCATGCTCGTCCTCGTTTGTTGTCGTGAATTCCGGGATCAGGTGCCCCAGAGGAAACCCCAGCCGCGGTCCCATCCGGCGGCGAAGGGCGCCGTCAGCCGAAACCACCGCGCCTCGCGGTCGGTGACCCAGCTGCCCTCGACCAGACGCCGGGAACGGACTGCGAGCTCGATCTCGGCCGTGCGATCCGGGGCGCCGAGTTCCGGGATGGCCTCCGGCGCAAGGGTCCAGCTGGCCGCTGTGCCTGCATCGATCACCACGCCTGCGGGGAGGATGGCCATGCCGCTATCCGGATCCACCCAGCGCACCTCGATGATGTAGCCGACACCCGGTTCGGGGCCGATCGAGGCCCCGGTGTGATCGACGATCACGGGGCTCGTCTGGGTCAGCCGGTCACGATGCGTCCAGGTCAGGGCGAGTGGGCCGATGACCAGCGCATCGACATTGGGGGCGTAGCTGCCATTCCCTTGCACGCGCCCGGGCGGCAGGGGGCGGATGGCGCGGCTGTCCAGCGTCACGGCATCTTCCGGGGCCAGCGCGAAGGCCAGCGTACCGCGTCCGGTCTCGGGCAGGAGCCGCGCGGCCAGCGTCTCGCCTGCCGCCCAGCTGTCCTCGGTGATCCGCGCCACCCCGTCGAAGAAGATGACCGGCGTGCCCGAGGCATGTGCGCGCGGGACGGTGTCGAGGCAACCCCGACCCACGGTGATACTGGTCGGCGTGATCCCGTCGACACGGACCAGCTCGCCGCCGATGCTGGCCAGCGTGCCGATCTCGACCTCGCCAATGTCGCGCCAGCCCGTCACCGGGATCACGCGCGCTTCTGGGCTGTCCGTCACGTCGGCGCCCAGCAACGCTGTCGGGGTGAAGGCCACCACCCCCTCCTGCGTAGGTCCGGTGCCGGGATCGATCCAGAGTTGGGCCGCCAGCGCATCGGCGCTGGGGCGTTCACCGGTCGCGACCAGCGCGCCTGCGTCCGGATCCTCGGCGAGGCGGCGGTCGGCCTCGCTGTGGCCAAGCTCGCGGACGAGAAGCCAGTACGGGGCTTCGTCGACCATGCGCCGGGCCAATGCCCGCGGCGGAGCAGCGACACCGGTGCCGGTGGGCATGCGACCGCCCGCGATTGCGGTCGCGCCCAGCGCGAAGACGTCCTCCGCGATCTTCAGCCGGATGCCATTGTCGCGCCCGTCGCCCTGGCCGATCTCCGAGATGCGCATGACCACGTCATCCAGACCCAGCCGCGTCGAGCGCAGCCGGATCACGTCGCCGGGTCCGAGGTCTGCCCCTTCGCGGTTGACGACGATCTCACCGGTCAGGAGTGGTGCCGACAGTGCACGCAAGTCGCGCTCGGCCACACGCACGGCGAGTCCCTGATAGCGGATGCCCGGATAGTCGAGCGTGGTGGCCAGCACTTCGCCCATCGCCTGGACGCGGGCGGTGTCGGTCACGCTGACCGCGCCGGTGTCGTCGGTCCAGGCATCGGTGAACCGCACCGTCACCGAGTTCACCAGATCGGAGGGCGACCGGCGGCCAAGTCGGCCCCAGTCCACCACGTTGGTCTCGTCGAACAGGGGCAGCGTCGCAGCCACATAGTCCGCCCGGATCAGCTTGAGTTCCCAGAGTCCGGTGCGCCGGTCGATGAAGAGCGTGGCGTCGATATGGTCGAGGACGCTGGCGATGAACTCTTCGATGGAACTGTCCTGCTGCCAGATCAGCGACAGCCCGAAGCCCTCGGCATAGAGCGCATCTGCGGCGGCGGTAAAACTCGCCCCGATCTCGACGTAGGAATAGCCAAGGCCCCAGTCGCGGTTGGTCAGGCATTCCCGGATGATATGGGCCGGGTTCATGTCAGGGCCGTTGCCGAAGGCCCCGCGGAGCGACGCGACCAGCGCCTGCGGGTTCCCGGGCGGGATCACCGGCACCCCGTCGACCGGCGTGTTGTCGATGCGCGCTGTGTAGGAGGTGTCGGCGAGCGCAATGTTGAAGCCGAAGATGTCCGCAGGCGGCAGGGTGCGGATGATCGCCAGCGCCGCATCGACCGAAGAGACGGGTGCGGGTTCTCCATCGGTCACGAAGATGACGATCCGGCGTTTGGATCCGCTGCCTGCAAAGAAGGCGTTTGCCTCGGTAAAGGCCGCGTTGAAGCTGGTGCCGCCATTCGTGAAGTTCGAGAGCCCCAGCATCCAGGCCTCGAGCGCGGCATAGTCCGCAGGCCCCATGTTGCGCCGTTCGATGGATCCTGCGACGGCCACGTTCCAGAGAACGATGCGGATATCGTTCGGCCGGTCAGGATCCACACCCGCGGCGATCTCGCGGATGAGCGCCGCGACGCCTGCCTTCTGGGCCGACATGCGCGTGCCCGACATGGAGCCCGAAACGTCGAGGGCGATGTAGATCGCGGCATCCGAGATGTTGGCCTCGGGCACGATGGCCGCCTTCTCGGGATACCATTGTGCCGCGCCTGCCTCGCCTGTCAGCACGCGGGTCACGCGCACGGCCCATGGCTTCAGGTACGGGTTGATGCCGAGATAGACCTGCCGCAGCACGAGGCTGCAGAGGCCGCGATAGGCAGGCACGTCCCCACCCATGCGCGCGGCGAGATAGTCGTTCGCCCCCTGTCCTGGCCCGCCCATCAGCACATCGACGTCGCCACGGATGCCGCCCTCGCGGCTCTCGCCGCCGAAAAGGTCGGGCTTGTCGATCCGGATGCGACCGCCACCGGCACCGGCACTGCTGGCGCCGGTGGTGGACTCGAAGACCCAGACGGTCTGGGCGGCGAAGCTCAGGGCTTCGGGCAGCACGGTCCAGCGGGTGGTGTTGGTCGCGGCATCGAAGGTGACGGCCTGCAGAGTGATCGTCTGGCTGCTGCCATTCGCAAGCGCCAGGCGAAAGTCCTGCCCGATGCGCACGCCTGCGCGGGTGCCGGGGAAGCTGATGGTTGCGCCGCTGTCGCCTGCCAGTGCCGCCGTGGCGGTCATTCCAGTGACCGTGCCAATCCGCGTCTCTACTGCTGCACCGCCGCCTCCGGAGGAACCCCCGCCAGTCGTGACGGACCAGGCGGTGCGACGGTCGACGAGGATCTCGCGGATCGCATCGACCGGCCCGTGGCAGAGTGCCAGATGGACCCCCAGCGAATAGCGGTAGCCGACGGTCTGGGCTTTCCTACCGCCCATTGCTCGCCTCCGTGTCGGACATTCCTTGTGCAGCCAGTCGCACCTCGGCCTGACGGATCACCGGTTCGACCAGCGCATCGCCGGTGGCGCGCAAGGCGTCCGCTTCGATGCCGCTGTCCAGAAACGCCTGCCAGTCGAGCCCATGGCGCCGGAACCACGGCCGCACGCCCGCGAGGCAGTAGCGGGCGGCGCGCAGGTCCTGGATCGTCACGCGGGTCACTTCTTGCCGCCTTTCTTCTTGATGGGATCGACCTTCAGGTCCCCGGCCCAGACGACATTCGGGCCGGTAATCAGCACCGTGCCGAAAACGACCGGTATCGGCCGGCCTTCCTCTGCCGTTGGCAGCGTGAAATCGTCGAGCCCCGCCGCTTGCGGCTTCTCGACCTTGGGCCGCGGGCTCAGCGCATAGGAAATCGCCGAAAGCACGAGCCCAAGGACGAGCCGCGCGATGAAGGTCCAGACCATGGATGGCGTCTCTCAGTGGTCGCGCTTGCGAACCGAGAAAGTCGGGCAACTTTCTCTGCAAGCGCTTCGGTCAGACGATGGAACTGCCGCCGAAGGGGTTGCGGCCGGGGATCTCGGGGAAGCCGCCGAAGTTCGGGAGATTGCCAAACTTGGCCGCACAGGTGGCCGCGCGCAGGTCGCAACCGGGAGCGAGGTCGGCGACAAGGGGGAGAGGATCGCCGGTCTCGGGGTCGACCTCGGGAGCTGCGAGAGCTGCCGCCAGTTCCGGCATCGGGCGCGACAGGGTCAGGGTCGTTCCGACATGGCCGGTGATGAACCCAAGCTGCGCCCCGAACCGCAGCACCCCACCACGAAACCAGCCGTCGGGTTGTCCCGCCGCCTCCAGGACGGTCAGGGCATTGCCCGAGACGGCCGTCACGGTGCCCGTCTGACAGTGGAACCCGATGTCGAGCCCGCAGCCACGGCCGTAGAGCGCATGGCGGCAAAGGCGCTGGTACTTCGCCCGCACCCCCGCCCGGCGTAGGGTGCTGAAGACGGATTCACAGTTCAGAAGGATCCGCACGCCCTCGACCTCGGCGCCCACCACGCGGCCCTTCCAATGGGCGACTGTCTCGCCCAGCACCTGCTCATGGCCACGGAAGATGGTCAGCGTCACGGGCGTGTTGCCCAAGGGCGCAAGGAAGCGGCGCGCGAAGGGGTGCGACAGCGGCCAGGTCAGTTCCAGCCGCCCTCGCTCGATCTCGCTCGTTTGCACCACATCGCCATGGGAAATGGCGGCTGGTTCCCAGGTGATCGCATCGCCTTCGCTGGCTGCACTGGTCCAGTCGATGGCCCGGCTCGTGAAGCGCCAGACCTGATCGCCCTCGACGAACTGGTAGAGGTAATAGGGGCGGCCCTCGGCGGTCGAGGACTCGATGGTGGCGTAGGTCATTCCAGAACTTCCACGACCGGCAGGGTCACTTCACTGGCCACGGCGCCGTTCCGGATCTCCACGCGATCCGCATCCGATCGCACCAGCGTCAGGAAATGCACCTTCGTCCCGATGGCCACCGGCTCGCCGAGGCTCGAAGACAGCGTCAGCCGGTGATCCGCGCCGTCCGCCACAGCCGCGTTGATCGTCCGGAACCGGAACCCGCTCGGCATCTCGAGGAGGATGGCGCGCCCGACATAGGCCGCCAGTTCCGCAACGGGCACCACGCGCATCAGCGTGGATCCGGAAGTCATGGCCGCACGCAGCTGCAGCTCACGCCCCCAGGTCGGCAACCAGAAGCTGCTTTGTCGGCCACGGAGTGACCAGAGCCAGCGGCGCAACGCCAAACGTTCCACCGCGCCCTGCGCCTTCAGGGTGATCGCCTCGCCCCTCTCGAACAGATCCCGCAGCGGCTCGACCACGACTGGCCCGAAACCGTTGTCGACATATTCGACGGCACGGCGAAGGCTGGCGGTGATCGGCGAACGGGTCAGGCTCGGGTCGATCTGTACCGCGCGGCCGAGATAGGTCGGCAGCACTGGCGCGGTCAGATCCGGAGCATCGCGCATCAGGAAGGTGGCGGAGACCATCCCGTCATTCTGGCGACGGCGTGCGATCTCGACAGGGATTGAAAGAACTCCTGCCCGCACCGGCGCGATGCTCACGCGCTGAGCCGCCACGGTTGCGGCGGGCAGTTGCGTTGTCAGCGGTTCGATCAGGATCAGCCGATCTGCTTCGACGCTGACGATCTCCGCGAGCGATGGCTCGCGTCCGTCCACCGCGATCGCCACAGTGGCCCCCGCCCGGAAATCCACCATGGCGGTGTCGACGGCAATCTCCGTCGCCCCCTGCGCCAGATCCGCCGTAGGCTGCATCGCCATGTTCCAGAGCGGCACCCGCCATTCGGCGGCAAACCCCGCCCGCACCAGTTCTGCCGCCCGCGCCATGGCCAGCGCGTCGCAGCGATGCTGGACCGTGACGATCTCCCGCGGGCGGGATCTGAGCGCGATGCGCTGTTCGCCAGCCTGGGACTGCAGCACATCCGTGCGCCATTCCAGCACCTCGGTGATCTCCTGCGCCGCCGGGAAAGGCCAGAGTTCAGGCATTGATGGCGCCCCGGTTGCGGCGGATGACGTTCAGGATGGCCCGTTCCCCAGAAGGCGTGGCGAGGTAGTCGCCGACGACAGACGGGTCGAGCACATTGATGATGCGCGTCGACATGGAGGATGCTGCAGCGTCGCCATCGCCATTCATCTCGACCCCGAGCCTGCCGCCCTTGCCGCGGCGCAGGGGCAGGATGGCCTCCGGCCCTGCCTCGCCCATGAGGCCCACGCCCTTGGCGAAGGGGAACACCGTCGGCCGGTTCACCACACCACCCCGCGCGAAGGCGGTCAGTTCCGCGCCCCCGGCAAAGACCCCGCCCTTGGCAAAACCAAAGAGGCTGCCGAAGAACCCGCCACCGCCCGAGAAGGCGTTGATCAGGGCGTTCTCGATGGGCTTGAAGGCCAGATCGATTAGCCGCGTGGCGAGGTTCTGTGCGATCCGCGAAATCGCCCCCGCAAAAGTCTCCCAGGTGAATTCCCCCGAGGTCAGGGCCTCCTTGATCGGGCCGGTGATGTCCTGCGCGAGGCCTTGCGCGATCTCGCGCGACTTCTCCTGCGCCTTGCGCACCGCCTCGGCCGTGGCCTCCCATGCGTTCTTCGCGGCATCGGCCCCCTCGCGCAGCGCATCGCCTGCGCCGCGCCCCGAACTGCCCGCAGCTTCCGCAGCCTCGCCCGCTCCCTGCAGGGCGGTGCCAAGACCTGTCGCGGCCGTGCGCGCGTCCTCGAGCCCGTCGGCAGCCTCGGTGCCGGAGGCCGAGACGGCCTCTCGCATGGCCGCGACAGACTGCAGGGGCGCAGTGGCAGCTGTCGCCACCTCACCCATCATGTCGCGCAGTCGCGCCACTTCGCCCCGCGCCGCCTCGGCTGCGGCGGTCAGGCCGAGATCGGGCGGCGCGATGGGATCGCTGTTGAAGGCCGCCTCGAACGCAGCACGCGCCTCCGCCCCGGCATTGGCCGCAGCCCCCTCAAACGGGTTCTCGATCCCGCCCAGCTCGATGGTGCCGATCAGCGGCACCCGCTTCTCGATGCCTAGCACGTCGAGACCGGCATTGATCCCTTCAAGGAAGCCGTCGATGCGCGCGGCCACGCCGTTCAGCATGGCCTCGACCCCGCCTATCAGCGCATTGGCCGCGCCATAGGCGAACTCGCCGATGGTGGCAGGCAGCGCCGACCAGAGCACCTTCACCGCCTCCATCGCCCCCTGAAATGTGTTCAGCGTCGCATTCCCGAATCCCACCACCGCCTCGAGACCGGTCTGCAAGGCGGCGGTGATGCCTGCGCTGATCTCGGCCCAGCCCGCCATGATCGAGAGACCCAACGCGACCATGCCGAGCTTCATGCGATCCCAGACCTCACGGGCGAGATCGCCCAAGAGGCCCAGCGCGGCCCCAACGCTGCCCGTGCCCTGCACCAGCCGTCCGAACTGGAAGATCAACTCGCCCGCACCGACGATCAGTGCCCCGATGCCAGTGCGGATCAGCGCACCACGCAGGACAACGAGTGCCGTCGCGAGCCCTCGGACGGAGAGCGCCGCGGCGGCGAGCCCCGCCACCCAGCGCCCCGCCATCACGCCCACGAAGGCCGCGGCATAAGACGCCATGCGGCCGATGTTCTCGCCCAGCGTATCGAGGGCCATCCGCAGCGTGCCACCTTCGGAGGCAAGGGTCACGAAGGCCTCAGCCAGCCAGGTGACCGCAGGCGCCACGGCCACGGCGATCTGGTTGCGGATGCCGTCGAAGACCATGCCGAGACTGCCCAGTGCGATCTGGGTCTGGCGGAGCGAGGACAGCGCCTCACCGTCGAGGATCGCGCCAACCGAGCGGGCCTGATCGCCGAAGCGGGTCATCTCGGCCCCGCCATCGCGCAGGAGCGGCAGAAGGCGCGTGGCGTCCGAGGCCATGGCCTCGAGATAGAAGGTCATCTCCTGCTGGCTGAGCCCCGCCTTCTCGAGCGAGGTCACGTAGAGCTGCAAGGCTTCCGGCCCCGACAGGCGTGCAAACTCTTCGGCCGTGACGCCCACACGCGGGGCGATCTGCTCGAAGAAGTCCTTCATCGGCCCGCCGCCGGTCTGCAGGAAATCCCCCACCCGGTCGTTCACGTCCTTCAGGATGTCGGCCAGCTTCTCCTGCTCGACCCCGACCGTGCGCGCCCCTGCCGCCCAGCGCTGGAAGCTCTCGGGCGTGGCATTGGCCACTTGCGCGAACTGCCGGATCTGGTCGGCACTCTGGGCCGCGTTGCGCACGATGATGCCGAGGCCTGCGGTGGCGGCGGAGGCGGCCGCAGCCATGGCGATCCCGGCCCGCCGGGCAAAGGCGGCAAGCCGGGTGTTCGCAGCCTCCATCTCGCGCGACAGACGGCCGAAGCCCCGCGTCCCGGCCTCGCCGATCCCTTCCAGTTCGGCGCGCACCTGGCGGCCGCCGACGGCCGCGAGGCGGACGGAAACGCGCTTCTCAGCCATCGCGGCGACCTTCTCTCTCTTCGTTCAACTTGCGCACCATCACAGCCTCGATCACCGGCAACAGTTCGACGACGGCGCGGGGTGAAATGCCCATGGCGGCGGCCATCGCCAGTGCGGCCGTCATGTCCCATCCGAGGACCGCGCCTGGGATGGCGCGGATCTGGCCGCCCATGCGCTGCGCTAGATCCCAGATCTGCCAGCCCTCATGGCTCAGGGGGGCGTTCAGGATTTGCGGGCAGTCCGGGCAGCTCCCTTCACAGGCCTGGCAGTATCCTTCGCCCCCACCGAAGACCCAGTCAGCGAGGGCGCCGAGACGTTTTTTTCCGCCTCGAGCTCCAGACCCTTGGCGACGTAAGCCGTCTGGAACTTCTCGAAGATCGGCCAGAGATCGAGAAGCGCGTCGATGGCTTCTGAGCTGACGGTGATCGCGGTACCATCGGCGTCGCCCACACCATCCCAGTCGATGATGGCGCGAGTGGCGATGGCCTTGGCGAAGACCACCGCGATGCTGTCATCGGGCGTACCGGGCGCAATGGACCGAACGGCCGGGTCGGTGCGGGCGGCGACCATGATGGCCGTGGTCAGGGGCTCAACCTTCACGCGCACGCCCAGCGCAAGGTCCAGCCAGCAAGCCTCACGGGCGAGGTTCAGACGCAGCATGATCAATACTCCTCGATGTCGTTGACGAGCGTGGCGGTGCACATACGGCCCAAGCTGGCGTCGCGCGCGGCCTGCCAGTCGAAGGTGGCCTGGATGCCCTGCGGCCCCGGGATCTCGATCCGGGGGCGCGGGAGATAGACGGCGTGCGCCGTGAAGCTGAAACTCTCCCCCGAGGGCAGGCTGTAGGCGAAGGTCAGGGCGCAGGGATCGCCTGCGATGGCCTGGTTCACCAGCACCTGATCGGCGAAGCGCACCTCGATCTTGCCGGTCAATGCGGCAATGGAGGGGTCCGCCCCGTCGATCCGGCCATCCGAGCGGATGGTCTCCACCCGGTCCAGATTGTTGGCATAGGTGATCTCGGCCGAGATGATGTTGCCGAGCGGCTGGCCGTCGCGCGTGATCGCCCCGTTGAAATGGCCGAAGCGCTGGAGGTCGAGGTCTGCCAGTGTGCCCGCAGCTGAGGCGCTGGCGATGGCTTCCCCTTGTGCGACAAGGCTGGCCGTCGCGGTCAGCAGACCGGACCGCTGCATCTGCCAGCTGAGGCTGTCGAGCACGCAGCCGGAATACATCGCGTAGCGCGGAACCTCCGGCATGCCGGTCTCGATGGACATGGATGGCAGCGACCAGGCACCGGAGCGGAATTCGTGTGTGAACGGCCCTGTTGCCGCGCCGGTGACGATCGGCGTTCCGAACGCGGCCTTTAGCCAGAAACCGAAAGCGCTCGCATCGATGGGCACGACCACATTACCATCCGCCGTGACCGCATCCTTGATCGGCGCCAGAGGGTCGCGGCCGTAACCCAGCAGTTCGCTGTTCAAGAGCGGCTGTTCCGACCCCAGCGTGGTGCTGGCAAACGGCATCTTCGTGAACCCGCCCGCGGGCGGGGTGCCGTAACTGGTCTCGAACGCAAGCGCCATCTGCGCCCGCGCGCCTTGCGCACGTGCCATGGGGGTCTCCTTGAATGTGGGGTGTCAGGCCAGGGGGCCGGTGGTGGTATAGTGTAGGACGACGGTGATCACTGCTGCCTTGAGGGCGGCTGCGCCTTCGACGGGCAGGTCGACCGACGCAGGGGCCTCGGCTTCGACCCAATCACAGAGGCCGCCGAGGGTGCGGTCCGCCTCTAGCGCTGCGCCGATGGCGACGATCAGGTCATCGAAGGCGCTGGTCTGGCCGGTGCCCGCCTGGACGACGACCTCCAGCTCGGCGCGGTGCTGGTAGTGATAGCGGAGCGGCGACAGCGTCACTTCCGGCTCGCCCGGCTGGCCGTCGCGCAGGATGATCAGCCCAGTCGCCGGGATCCGCTCGGGCAGGATCTCGTCACGCAGGGTTAGGGCGGCAAGCGGCTGCAGCCGAGCGTGCAGCGCGGCGAGGGCGGATTCGCGGTTAGTGGGCATGTTTCTCGATGCAGAAGGGCAAGTCGTTGAGGCAAAACTGCTTTCGGACCTTTATTTGCGACCCGAGGAGCAGTTAGCCTGAACAAGAGTCATTGATCGGAGCACAGCAATGGGCGCAGCAAGAACCATTCGCCAAGGGAATCTTGGGAAAAGGGCCCTGAGGCTTGTGGAGAAGGACAGCAAGTTCTTCGGGCTGGCCGATGGAAAGGTGTGCGTCGAAGGAGATGACGCGGATAGGGTTTGGCAGCAACTCCACGATGAAGCGGGCAAGTCTGACCCGAATTACTTTGGCTATTCGGGTGCGCGCAGCCGCTTCCTCAAATTCTTCCCAGAAGGATTTCAGTCAGAAGGGTATGCCGCTCAAGAACGAGACTACAAGCTGGCTGCGAAGAACAAGCTGGACACAACCGCACCGCTTGAAAAGGCCCTGACAGGGTCAGGGTTTGGTGAGGCGGTACTGTCTGCCTTTCGCGCGACGAACATGCTTTCCCCATTTGAGAAAACGAGACTTCAGGACGTATTTCGGGGTCCTAGTGCAGATGCAGTCATTCAAGCCGCAGCAGCCTTTGCGCAACACGATGACAAGAATTCTCTCGCGCGACTGGAAAACGTCCTGAGGCCGTTCGACGCCGCCAAATGGACCATCGTGACCTATCTGCCATATCTCTGGCGTCCAGAACGGCACATGTTTCTCAAGCCCGAGGTCACCAAGGACTATGCTTTGCGCGTTGGGCATCCCTTTGCGTCAGTCTATGAGGCGCGTTTGAACTTCGACGTTTATGTCAGCCTTCTTGAACTCGTGGACCAGACGAGCCGCGAACTGCGTGATTTGAACCCACGTGATCGCATCGACATTCAGAGCTTCATCTGGGTGGTTGGTGCTTATCAGGATGGCAAGGACGAGGCCCCGCGCTAATTCCACTCCACTACGATCCGCCCCGGGACGCCGTCGATAGCCCGCTCGGCATCCCGCGCCAGATCCAGCCGTTTGCGTAGCTTGACCTGCGGCACCAGCAGGAAGATCGGCACAGTGGTCAGCCCGCGGCCTGTTTTCGCGCGGGAGGCCACCGCGCGCCCCTTGCTGTTCAGTCGCCCCTCGGCCACCAGCAGGCTGGGCCCGCCGCGCCGGTAGACGAACCGCAACCGCAGGCCCGTGCGGCGCTCCCATTCGCCGGGGGTGATCCGGCCACCCCGCGTGGATTTGCCTGCGGCTGGGGTGGGGATCGCGAGCCAGAACCCATTGCGCGACCGGATCAGTGGCCCTGTGTAATGCGCGCCGACGATCACCGGGGCGTTCGACCAGACCAGCGCCGCGGCGTTCAGGCTTTCGCCGCCCTTGGGATAGGTGGCGAGCCGGATCGAGTTTCCAAGCCGGGTGCCAAGCCCCGCGCCGGTGATCTGGCCGCGCCAGGCGGATTTGAGGCCCGCGCCCGCCTCGCGCATGGCGATGGTGACGGCCCTTTCACCGGCGGCGATTTCGGCCTGCATCAGGGCGGCAAGGTCGGGGCTGATTTCCAGCTTCAGCTTCATGCGGGCCTCAGATCGAGGGTCCAGATCAGCCGTTCGCGGTCGCGTAGTGGTTCCCCTTGGATCACATGGCTTTCCGCTCCGATGACGATCACGTCGCCCGGGCGCGGGGCGGGGAGATCGGACACGCGCACGTCGACCACCGTCGTGTCGCTGAAGAATCGCCCCGCGCCGAAGTCGGTGACGCGATCCGGGGCGCGCCGGATGATACGGATCGGGCGTTCCTCGGACGTGGTGGCCGAGATCCAGAGGGCAGGGGCCGCCATGGAGGCATGGGTAAAGAGGCGGTCCATGGCGGCAGCAAAGACGGACACGGGCTGCGTCCGTCAGTTCGACGTGTGCAGTCGGATCGCGAGGCGCGGCCGCTTGTTCACCGGCAGGATCGAGGCTTCCGTCATCACCTCGATCCAGCGGCCTTTCTCGTCGAGATGCTGGCGGGCGTAGAGCGGCAGGCCGATGGTGTTGGCGGTTTCCAGGAGGTTCGCCGGGCCGCCATAGGTGGTGAAGGTGTCCATCGTGCCTAGCGGGAAAGCGATCCCTTCGTTCGCCGGAACCAGCCGTTCGGCGGCCTTCGTCGAGAGGGTCACCGTGCCAGAGTATTCCTCGAAGAGGATCCCGCCGAAGGGGAAGTTGCGCCGCACATCCTCGCGCAGAGGCTGGGCGCCGGTCGAGGCGTAGAACTTGTAGGCCTCTTCGGTCTTCGGATGCGCGATCAGCTTGTCGAAGAATTCGCGGCTGACGAGGGCGTGCACGCTGGTCATGGCCTCGCCTAGAAGATTGTCCTCGATGGCGCGCAGCACCTCGCGGACCTTGCCTTGCACGTTCGTGCCCGCGGTGCCGAGCACGAAGTCGACAGAGATCTGCGCCAGGCCGAATTCGGTAAAGTAGTTGTAGAGGGTGGTGCCCGCGCCGTCTTTCACGATGCCGCGCAGCGCGTTCATCTCCATGTATTCCCGGGTCTGGGCATGCTTGCGGCGCATAAGCAGCAGCTTGCGGTTCATCACTTCGACGAGGGGATCGGCAGCGTCGAAGGCGCCGCCCAGCGCGGGGGAGCCTTGGATGTCGGCGGGGAGGATCACGTCGTCATGCGGGATCCACGGCAGGGCGAAGCTGCGCATGGACCGGCCTTCCCGGGTGCCGACCGTGGCGGGGCCGCCGAGGGGAACGGAGGGCAGAAGGCTCAGGACGCCTTCATACTGTTCGATGATGACCGAGCGCTGGCTGACCCCTTCGAAGCGGAAGAGGCCGATCTGGGCGAGGCGGGTGTAGAGGTTGGGCAGGATGTTGATGGCCTGCGTCATCTCGGCCAGCGAATAGCCGCCAGCGTCGAAGGGATTGCGGACGAGGGTCATGGACTTGCTCCGGGGGAATGAGGGGAAGAACGCGGCTGACTGGTGCGCGTCAGACGCCGTCGCGGGCGATGATGCCTGCGGCGGCCAGCTGGCCGATCTTGGTGGTGATCTTCGCCCCGTCATCGACGGTGGCGTCGTAGGCGAGGCCTGCGCGCGAGACGATGGCGGGGCCGCGGGCGACGACGATGCCGGTGGCGTCCGCGAGTGTCGCATCGACGGCATAGAGCAGGACGGCCGAGGCGGTCTGCGCGCCATCGGTGCCGCCGCTGGTGGCCAGCTTGTATTTTCCGCTGGCGGTGATGCGGCCGAGGACTGCGCCGACGGGATAGGGCGTGCCCGCGAGCAGCGTCACCACCTCGCGGGTGTAGTTCGGGTTGACCTCGTATTTGAGGACATCGCCCATGCTGGGCGGTTCCGTCAGGACGGGCATGGCTCAGTCTCCGTGATGTTGGGGTATGGGGTGCGGCTAGCGCGGCCGTAATTGTCAGCGCGAGGCGGCGGCGGATTTCTTGGCGGCCGCGACGATGGGGCTTTCCTTGGCCCCGGGTGCCGGGGCCGTGGCGATGATGCCCGCCGCGTCACTGCGTGCGGCGAGATCGGCCAGCACCTTGGCGCGCAGGGCCTCGGGCTTCACGCCCTTGGCGACGGCATCGGCGGCGTCGATCTGGACGCCGAGGCGTGCGGCCTGCGCGCAGACCTGCGCAACCTCGGCCGCCTCGGCGCGGATGGCTTCGGACGACATCGCAGCCGCTTCCGTCTGCGGCGGTGCGACTGCCGCGGTCGGCGCCGGTTCCGGCGGGGAGCTGGCAGCAGGCGCGGCCGGAGGCTGCGCATGGTCTTCGGGGGTGGTGGTCATCATCGGGCCCTTTCCTCTGGGGGTGGTTGTGCCGCGGGGTGCGGCGGCGAAAGCGCGGAAGGCGGTGACGGGATCGGCCACCTCGTCGGCAAGACCGGCGAAGACGGCCGCCTCTCCGCGGAACACGGCGGCCTCGGTGCCCAGCGCCTGGCGTGTGTCCAGGCGGCGGCCACGACCCTCGGCGACGGTTTCGGCGAAGAGCTGACGCAGGACTTCCAACTCGCCTTCTATCCGGGCGCGGATGGCCTCGGGCAGGGGCTGGTAGGGATTGGCATCGACCTTTCGGGCGCCTGCATGGATCAGGGTCACGGCGATGCCCTTCTGGTCGAGCGCCCCGCTCATGTCGCTGTGCATCGCGACCACGCCGATGCTGCCGACGGCGCCGGTGCGGGGCAGGATGATGCGGTCGGCCTGGGAGGCCAGCGCATAGGCGGCGGACAGCGCGTGATCCGCGACGAAGGCGTGGACTGGCTTCTGCGCCCGCGCCGCCCGGATGCGGTCGGCCAAGTCAAAGGCCCCGGCCACTTCCCCGCCGAAACTGTCGATGTCGAGGGCAATGCCGCGGATCGCCGGGTCGGAGAGGGCCGCCTGCAGTTGGGCTGCGATCCCCTCATACGACGTCAGGCCGGAAGACTGCCCGATCCAGGCCCCGCGATGCACCAGCGTGCCCGCGATTTCGATCACGGCGATCCCGTCCACCACCGCGAAGGGCTGGCCACCATTCCGCGCCTGGCGGTTGGTCAGGTCATCACCGAAGAGGGACGCCCGAGCGGGCTGGGTGGCACTGGTTTGGTCCTCGGCCGTGACCTCCAGACCATCGACACTGATCTCGCGGCCGGTGATCCGCGGGCCAAGCCCCGTCAGGAAGGCCAGCGCCTTCGCGGGATCGACCATCAGCGGGGTGTTGAACACGCGCTGGGCGATCTGGGTGTGGTGCATCATCCTTCCTCCGGGGGTCGGGGTTCCCGGCCTTCGCCGTCGTCATCCTGATTGCCGCTGTCCTGCTGATTTTCCTGCTCGCCCTCAGCGGTGCCTTGCCCCGCGCCGCCACCTGCGGCCTGCGCAGGGGATCCCGGCCGCCGGAAGTCCAACCCGAGGTCCGCCTCGCGCTTGCGTTCCGCGGCGATTTCCCGGTCGACCTGCTCGGCGTCATAGCCGCGCTCGGCGATGGCCTGCGTGCGGGATTTCAGGCCCGCCTCGATCTGCAGGATCTCCGCCGCGGCGTCCTTGGCCGGATCGATCCAGTCCCACTTGGTCGGAAGCCAGTCGCAAGCGAGGTATTGCCGCCGGTCGGTGGCATAGCCGGGCAGGTCGATGGCGCTTGCCAGCACGGCCATGTCCATCCAGCGCGTCCAGACCGCGCGGCAGAGCTGATAGACCATCACCGAATGCTGGAAGGCAGAGATGCGGCGACGGAAGTCCACGAGCGCGATCCGGGTGTTCGAGAAGTTCCCCTTCGCCGTGTCGCCGGTGAGGTACCCATAGGGCACGCCCAGCGCCGCGCCGATCTGCAACAGCGTCCGGTACTGGAAAGGTTCATAGGTGCTGCCGGAATCCGGCGTCGAGGGGGTCGTTACATCTTCACCCGGATCGAGGCGGACCACCTGGCCGGGTTCCACCTCGAGATCATCCTCGGCCGGATCGAGGGCGGTTTCCGGGGCGGGGGAGGTGATGAACATCGCGAACATCGCCGCGGTCTTCTTCCGCTCGAGTTCCGCATCGTCGTAGAGATCGAGGGTGAAGAGCTTCACGACAGCCGCCGCAAAGCGTGAGACACCGCGCAACTGGCCTGCTTCGACCGGGTCCAGGATGTGGATCACCTCCGAGGCGGGCACGCGCACTGTTTCCCCGGCCAATCCCGGATCGGTCATGTCGCCCGGGTGGCGGCGCAGGAAGTGATAGGCCACGCGCCGTCCGATCCCGTCGAACTCGATGCCTTGCCGGATCGACCCGGCACCAGGCAGGATGCGGGTCATGTCCTGGGGCAGCATTTCCGAGGGCAGCATCTGCAGCTGCAGCGGCACGGTAAGGCCATCCTCCGGCCGCCGGGTGCGGATGCGCAGGAAGACCTCTCCTGCCAGGAAGACTTCGCGTGCCGCCCGGCGCTGCAACCCGAAGAAGTCGGTCAGGCCCTCGGCATCGGCCTCGTCGGTCCACGCCAGCCACAGCTTCTGCAACTCTTCCTTCTTCGCGGCCTCAGGTATCTTCGAGGACGGCTTGATGCCGTCGCCGACGACGTGGTTGGCGAAGGCATCGACGGCGTTTGCGGCATAGCCATTGTTGCGGACCAGCCATCGAGCCCGGGCGGTAATCGTCTCGCCCGAGGACGCGATCAGCGTGTTCACATGGGCGCGGGTGGCGCGGAACCCGCGCATGCGACGGTGGGATTGGGCAGCGTCAAACCCGCCGATGATCGAGCCAAGGCGGGAGCGGAAAGCGTCGAGCACCATCCTCACAGCCCCTTGCTGGCCACGGTGCCCCAACGGCGGCGACGGGGCGTGGCTGAGGCGGTGGCAATCCGCCCCTCCAGATCCCGAATGGCCGCCGCCAGTTCGGCGTCCGAGCCGTATGTCACGGTCTTGCCGTCGTAGCTGACGCTGCGCAGCCCGGCGAAGCGGGCTTCCTGCAGCGCGGTCAGCAGGGCCTGCATTCTTTCCAGGTCCATCAGTCCCTCATGAAGTTCGGGGTATAGGCCCGCCGTCTCCGGCGCGGCGTGGTCAGGGTTCCGGCCTTGGGTTGGGTCGGATCGGGTGCGGTCGCATCAGGTGCGACGGCCACCGGCAGGCGAGTTTCCACGCCCGCCTGCGCCTCAAGCCGCCGCCAGGTCGCCTCGTCCCACCGATCGGCACCGAGGATCCACGCTGCGGCGCGGGCATAGACGCGGCAGTCCAGCGCCTCGTTCCGCTCGCGCAACTTCTGCCATTCCTGGTGGGCATAGCCGCGCTTGTTGCGGATCGTGACCAGCTGTTCGGCCACCAGCTGCTTCAGCCATTCGGTGTCCGCCCAGCCGGGGATGTGGACAGTTCCCGCCGCATCGAGCACGCCCAGCGCCCGGTCCTCGTCCGATGGACGTTCGATCCGCAGGAACCGGTAGGTCTCCGCCTTGAACGTCGCCGTGGCCACCGACCAGAGACGGGCACCGCGGCGGAGCCGTTTGCCGCCGATGGTGGCGTCGACGAAGGTCGGGCCCGAGACGGGTGCCGACCGGTTGAACCCTTCGAGCCCCTTCAGCGGCGCGACCTGTTCGAACCCGACCTTGCGCGACCAGCCATAGACCGCCGCGGCCTCGTAGCCGGTGTCGATCCCGAGCCGCGCCACGGTCATAAAGGCGCCGTTTGCATGCTGCCAAGACCGCCCGAGCAGCGCCGTCAGCTTGTCCCAAGCTGCCGGATCGTCAGGCCCGCCCGGAATGACGATGTGATCGACGAGCCAGCTTTCCAGCCCGCGGCCCCAGGCCCAGATATCGACCTCGATCCGGTCCCTCTGGACGTCAGCGCCCGCGGTCAGGAACAGGCCTGCCATTGGCACGGTGCCCGGCTTCCAGGCCTCGCGCCGATCCGCCAGCCGTTGCCATTCTGGCGCGTCGCCGCTTTCGACCCATGTCTCGCCCAGCAGCGTGTTGCGCGCGGCGCGCAGCGTCTCATCCGAGCCTTGGGCCGCGAGCCATTCACGCGCGATGTCGGACCAGCTTTTCCAGCCCAAGGGCGAATAGAGCGCCGAGAGGTGGAACCCGATGGCCTTCGGATCCTTGGAAACCGCTGTCGCCCGCCATTCGCCGCGGGCCAGCATCTCCGTCTTGTGGTGCTCGGCGATGGGCCTCTCGCAGCCTTCGCAATGATAGGCGGCGGTTTCTGGCTTCCCCTTTGCCCAGCGCAGCCGGTCGAACTGCAGCCACTGCATGGTGCCGCATTGGGGGCAGGGCACGAAGTAGCGCCGCTGGTCGGAGGCCTCGAATTCTCGCTCGATCCGGCTCAGCCCCCGGATCGTCGGGGTCGAGACCATGAACACCTTGCGCCGGTGCGAGAAGGTGGTGGTCCGGGCTTCCGCCAGCGTGACCGGATCGCCTTCCTCGTCGGCCGAGGCCGGATAGGCGTCGACCTCGTCGAGGAACACGTAGCGCGCAGGCATCGACCGCAGGCCGGTGGCAGAGTTGGCACCGGTCAGCACAAGGATGCCGCCGGGAAACTCCTTCGACAGCATCGAGTTGCCCGCATCGCGCGACCGGGCCGGGTTCACCCGTTCGCGGAGCGCCGGGCTATCCGCGATCAGCGGATCAAGACGGCCGCGCGAGGTGCGCTTCGCCAGTTCGAGGCTCGGCAGCACCGCCAGCATCGGCCCCGGTGCGTGATGGATGACGAAGCCGATCCAGTTGTTGCCCGCCTCGGTGGCCCCGACCTGCGCCGCCTTCATGAAGGTGATGCGCTGGGCGGGATGGCCGGGCGAGAGCGCATCCATGATCTCGCGCAGATAGGGTGCGCGGGCGGTGCGATAGCGCCCCGGCTCGGCCGCGCCGCGCGACGACAGCCAGCGATGCTGATCCGCCCACTCCGACACCGTCAGGTTCGGGTCGGGGCGCAGCCCCTGACGCCAGACCCGAAGCAGGTCTTCAGCGCCGTCGAAGCCGAGGTCGAGACCCTTGGTCAGGTTGTTCGACGTCAGTTCCTGTTCGTGATCCTCATCATGCAAGCGAGACCCTAAGGTCGGCGAGGGCGTCGAGCTGTTCGCGGACATGGGCTTCCAGCACCCTCTGCATGATCGCGGTCTCGATCGTCACCGATGCCCCGGATTGCCGTTCCACCTCCGCCATGATCTGCGCCGCCATCA